TGGGCCACTATCACTCGATTGATAAGAAAGAGACAAACCTCATGGTTATCGAGCAGCACCGGACGCTGGCGAGTGCAGACGCTTACAGCAGCCGGGGTGGTTGGCTCAGTGGCAGGGAGGCAAACGTCATAACATACCACAAGGATTTCGGGCAGGTGGCGTATAATACGATCTCATACAAGATGATCGCTCAGTGAGGTTGCTATGATTCCAATGATGCGCGCGCCAATGCCTTGTGGTGGTACAGCAGTTTTCTTGGTGGCGCATATCGGTGGAGCGATAAGCACCAAGCAAAACAACGAGTGGACCGATGTCTACATAGAGCCCTACGCGGGCCCGGTGACAATCGACATGGACGTGGACGCATTCTCAGAGATGTGGCTGACGGCCCTTGTAAGTGACGCGGAGGACTTCGATGAGCTGGGAGCAGCCGACATTGACGCGACGAGCCTGCATTGATTGCGGTCGCACTATGACCCCTGAGTTCAAGCCAGAGCCTCCTTATCAACTAGAGGGCTGGTCTTGTAGCTGCGGGTGGTACGATAAGGCCATACTACGAGAGCGAAGGTTTACACGAGCAGATGCAGAGCAAGAAAACCGTAGGTAAGTTAAAACAGGACGCGGCCAAGCTTTTACAGAAGCTGGTGCGGATGAAGTACGCAGACGACTTCGGTATGTGTACTTGTGTGACGTGTAACAAGGTCCAGCACTGGAAGGAAATGGACGGCGGGCACTGGATATCTCGAAACTCCGCGCACCTGTTGACCGAGGAAAACATCCACCCTCAGTGCAAGGGCTGTAACCGGTTCATGTCCGGGTGCCACGAGCAGTACACGCTGTTCATGATCGACACCTACGGCATGGATATGGTCAGGGAGCTGTCCGAGACAAAGCGGCAGATCGTCAAGCACACCCGCGCTGATTTGATAGACCTGATAATAGAACTCAGGGCTAGGATCAAAGAGCAAGAGCAGCGTTTAGCAGGCGTATAGTCATAACACGATATGTAGTATAATAGTCATGCCTATTTTGGAGGTGACTATGTGTACGAAAGTAAAGCGTGCCATGTTCTGTACTCGCAATGGCTACAAGCACATCGAGAACCTAGAGCAGGTTTGTGTTCTCGTTGGGCGACTGAAAGGGCTCACCGAGTCCGAGTATCTCGATCTCTGTGCTGTCAGTAAGCTAGAGAACGCGCGAGCACTTGAGCTGGCTAAACACTTTCCCGCCCGGTAACTAAACCGGGAACCCACAGGGTGACGCACCCCAGACTCTTGCCCCTTAAAGAAAGTGACAAAACAGTCAAACCCCTTCTGTATCTCTTGCAGCACATAACACATGTTGTTATCTTAACTGTGTCGGGGATGTCCCGGCTTGTCTAAAGGGAGAGACACAATGACCTATGCACAATTCTCATACGCGGCTTGTTTTACTTTTGGCAGTTACCGCCGGTACTTAACTATCAGTCAGGTAGGCAGTCGCTGGTTTGCTAGTAAGCTCAACGACAACGGTTTCAGCTCGCTGCTTTCAATCACGCTTTACGATGCTGATTCACACTGCGAGCTTATAAACAAGATAACTGGCAAGGTCGCGTAAGCGGCCTTTACTACGGGAGAACCGACTATGACTAAGTGTGTACATGAAAATTTCCAGTTTGGCGAAGCACCTTTCCGCTTTATCGGTGTGTGGTCTGCGCCAGCGCGCTCTTTGCTTGAGCAGAACCCAGCAGCCTATAACTTGCAGATGCAGGCCAAGCCAAAGTTTTGTCACTTCGGCTGTGACCATTGCGGCACTGCCATCGAGCATCACTACGTACTGCGTGACGCGAAAGGCGACAAGTATTGCGTCGGCAGCTCTTGCATCTCCAAGGTAGGCAACGTCGTTAACTTGTCGGATGCAGAAGCCGCAGAGCGTCAGCGTCAGCGTGAGTTACGCCGTGCGCGTGCAGAAGCTAAGCGTGAGCAACAGCGTTTAGCACACGAAGCCAAGCTAGACGCACAGCGTGAGCGCAATGGTGGTCTTACAGACAACGAGCTTGCTATGCAAAAAATGCAACAAGAGCGCGAGCAACAACGTATCGCTAACGAGCAAAAGTACGATTACTTCATTAGCGGCCTTAGCGAGGCGTATGGCTACTTTGCTAAAGACGTAGCGCAGGGTTTGCGTGAAGGTCGCCAGCCATCAGGCCGTGGCGTCACTATCATGCTAGAGATTATCGCTAAGACTGCCGGTCGCCGCGGCAGCAAGGCTTACGAGGCGGCATACGCAGAGGCAGAGGCTAAATGGGAGGAGGTTGCATGAACGCATCTATTGAGCTGCGCATCCTATCTCTACTAAGAGCAGACTACCTTGATCACGAGGTGGTCTCTATCTTAGTGTTAGAGTTTCCAGAGCTTAACGAGTTCGACATCGAAGACCTGCCAACGCGCGTCAAGAGGGTGAAGCAGGCAATACAGGGGGGCTAATGAAGCGGTATATAGAGCAAATGACGCTGACCGAGGTTGCCTACCAGCTAGGCATATCCCGGCAGCTTGTGAAGCAAATCGAGACCGCGGCTCTAGAGAAGCTGCGAAAGAATAAAAAGATGAGGTCTTTCTATGAAGCGATTAACACCGAACGCGCAGGCGGGATTGATGATAACGGCAAGACTGTTGTTTCTGTTTATCTTGGGCATCACAGGACGCGGTGACTACGAGGACGCTCTGGCTCAGGAAGCGTTTTACAAGGAGATGGTCTGCAAGGGGTTGTGGCCTGACTACAATAATCTGGGGGTGGATTGTGAAAATACCGAAGGAGCAGATGCTCGAAGCACGCTCGCTGTACGAGAAGGGCGTTGATATATGGTCGCTGTCAGAGGCCTTTGGTGTTCACTACGACACCATGAGGAAATACCTCCGGCAGTTCGATCTATATGGTGAGTCCATTTACGGCCCTAATCCACAATATGTTGAGAAAGAAGAGGATTAGCGTAAAATAGGGCTGTCATTGGCAGTGAGGCGGGGGCTATGCTGCAAGTGGTTACGATAGAGTGGCGCGTTATCGAGCAAGGTAACATGCCCGCAGAAGAGAAAACCGTACTGGTCGCGTTCGACGATATGACCGTCGAGTCGTGGCCTTTAACTGCCAGTGACATTATGGACGGCGAGATAAGGGCAGGACACAGCATGGGGCTGTACTGGGCCGACTCGATACCGCACCCAGACGAGGAATGAAACGGTGGCAACGACAAGACGGCACAAGATTCGCGCTGTTAAGGACGAGGAAAACAGGCGCGCGTTAAGCATCAGGGGTAAGGCTGAGTACATCTTTGATTTAATTGATGAAATCGGTGAGCTTGACCCTACCAAGGATCACTTCGCAGCTCAGATGCAGCAGAAGAAGACTCAGGCAGAGCTAAGGCTCAAGATGCTTGCCAAGACGCTACCCGACCTCAAGCAAGTTGATGCGGACCTAACGAGTAGCGACGGCTCAATGTCTCCACCTACGGTGATTGAACTTGTCGCAAAAGCTCTCGATTGAACTACCCCCCAAGATAGTCGACCTGTTCAACGGGGAAGCCAGATACCGGTGTGCCTATGGCGGCCGGGGATCGGCAAAGACCAGATCCTTTGCATTGATGACCGCGGTGTGGGGAATGCGCTGGGGCCTCGCAGGTAAGCAGGGTCAGATACTTTGCGCTCGTGAGCACCTGAACTCTCTGGACGAGTCCTCAATGGAGGAGGTCAAGTCCGCTATACGCTCTGTCGATGCACTCAACGATTACTTCGAGATAGGCGAGCGATACATACGCTCCCGGGATGGCAGGATCACCTACGTCTTCTCTGGCCTTAGAAGGAACCTCGACAGCATCAAGTCCAAGGCTCGAATACTTCTGTGCTGGGTGGACGAGGCCGAGACCGTTACCGAGACGGCGTGGCAGAAGCTGATCCCTACAGTGCGAGAGGACGACTCCGAGATATGGGTCACGTGGAACCCGGAGAACAAGCACTCTGCTACTCACCACCGGTTTCGGGTAAACGAGCCCGATCACTGCCGTATTGTGGAGATGAACTGGCGGGATAACCCGTGGTTCCCTGAAGTCTTAGATCAGGAGCGGCAGGAGGACCTCAAGAAGCGTCCCGATGTTTACGATCACATATGGGAAGGCGACTTCAGGATCTTCTCAGAGGGCGCCTACTACACGCAGGAGATGGCTAACGCGCTACACGAGGGCAGGATAGATCGTGTCCCATACGAGCGCTCAGTGGGCGTGGTGACGGCTTGGGACTTGGGTGTTGGAGATTCCACGGCGATTTGGTTTGCGCAGTTTGTCGGCCCCGAGGTTAGGCTGATTGATTACTACGAGAACGCCGGGGTGGGCCTTGATCACTACGCCCGGGTTCTTCAGGAGAAGGGCTACATCTACGAGCAGCACATCCTTCCTCATGACGTCCGGGTACGAGAGCTGGGCAGCGGCCGGTCACGACTGGAGGTGCTGGATAACCTGCGGGTGACTCCGGTGCAGATCGCGCCTCAGTTAAATGTAGACGACGGCATCCAAGCGGTGAGGTCTATGCATGATCTGTGTTGGTTTGACAAGGACAAGTGCGAGAAGGGCATCGAGTGCTTAAGACAGTACCGGCGGCAGTACAACGAGACCATGCAGGTCTGGAACGAGCGGCCATTGCACGACTGGACATCACACTGCGCGGACGCCTTCAGATACCTTGCCATTGGGTACAGGAAGACCTCAAACTGGGGCGAACCCATACGGCGTAACCTAAAGGGCATTGTATGACTGTTGTTGCAAGTTTCAGCGGTGGTCGCTCCAGCGCCATGATGGTCAGTCAGATGGACTTAACTGACGCTTTAGTGATCTTCTGCAACACTGGCAAAGAGATGCCCGAGACTCTGGACTTTGTGAGAGACTGTGAGACGCACTGGGGCGTGCCAATTATTTGGCTGGAGTATGCTGGTAAGAAGCAGTATAGGGTCGTTGATTACGATACGGCTAGTAGGAACGGTGAGCCATTCGAGCAGCTCATTACGGATAAGAATTACCTTCCCAACATGGTTGCTAGATTTTGCACCAGCGAGCTGAAGGTTTTAACTATTGAGCGTTACCTTAAAGATCAAGGCATAACCGAGTGGGAAACGGCGGTGGGCATACGTGCCGACGAGCCTCGCAGGGTTAGCAAGATGCGGCAGAAGGTGGGCTACCTGACGCCACTGGCAGACAAAGGGATAACATCACAGGACGTGATTGAGTTTTGGTCTAATCAGGGCTTCGACTTACAGCTACCGGCCTCTGGGTTTTACTCAAACTGCGACCTTTGCTTTTTAAAAGGCTATGGCATCAAACAGTCTTTGGTTAATGAAAACGACAAGCTAGCAATTTGGTGGGCAGATCAAGAGTTACGTCTAGGCGCTCGGTTTCGATCCGATCAGCCTAGTTACACTGATATGATAGCCGTGTCTGGCAGACAGACAGACTTGTGGGGATACGACAGCACACCGTGTTTCTGCGGTGATTAACGATTGTCTGATATAATTGGGCCTTCATATTGGAGGCTTTATGGCTAATGACACTGATTTTGAATGCATGAGCTGTGGCGAACATGGCGATCGCTCTGAAATGGTGGATGTTGAAATAGCCATCGTATGCGAGACGTGCGAGGCTCTTCAGTATGGCGGGTAAGATCAAAAGCTTGCTCGATGCGGGTGCTGAGGTAGCTAATTTAATCAGGCTTGGATTTCTTAAAGAAGAGTCTGCTAACAACCCGGCGGCGGTAAAATCTGCTCGTACAAAGTACGAAAAAACTCTTCAATCATCACCAGCAGTACGGCGCCGTGAAGAGCAGCGACTTGCTGGAGAAACCTTGTTTACGGCGCTTGATATTGGCGAGCGCAATATTTTAGAGCCGGAGAGCCTCTTGGATTATACTCTGGTGCCCGTCTTCGGTGATAAGACTGCAATCGGAGAGGTTAGTCGGCTCCGTGGATTAGAGTTAGATGTGCCAGTAGAAACTCATGGTGGCGTCGATTTCTCTCAAAGGTACGCAGGAACCGGGCGCGGCTACATGTCGATGAGTGATGCGGCGAAGCGTAAGCAGGCCAATTTTGATTTCGCTGCGGATCAGACTGATACCGACAAGGTTGCTGGCGTATACACAGCAGGAGCAGACCCATCATTTAACTTTGCAACGCCAATTGCGGAGCTGATGTACAAGCAAACAAAAGCGGCAGGTGTACCAAAAAAGAGCGCGGCCGAGTTTGATCAAGAACTTCGTAAAATTCGACCCGATTGGGTTGGTTTAAATGACCCTCGCGCGCTCGATCAGCTAATGGGCACAGGCGACTTCCAGCGTAAAGGTAGTGGCGCTCTACGCATAGATTTCATCGATACAATGAATAAGGCGAAGTATAGAGATATGGGCTTTGGCGTCAGGCGTGATGCTGTAGAAGCTGTTACAAGGCCGGGGCTCGAGAACATTGCTCGTGGTGATTCTGGCTTTGGAGTTATGAAGGCAGTGCCCGGCGGCAAGACTTACGTTGAGGATGACTTACATCAGAGTTATGACACAGTGCTGTTAGGCGACTACTTTGGTGGTTTACAGCAGTCATTGCCTGCAAATGTCATGTTCCCTGACACATTCAGGTGGATGCAGGCACAGGGTCGCTCGCCGAGCAGTCAGTTAGGGTCTCTAATGATGGACCCCAAACTCTATCAAAAGGCAGATGAGAGCTGGCTGGAGGGTATTAACCGATACCTTAAAACAGGCAAGCCAGATGTAGAGATACAAAGTAACCCACTAGCCTCATTGGCGGCGATAAAAGCGCTAGAAGAGTCTAGGGGCTTGTTAGCGCGTCTTCCTCAAAAGGACACTGCGTCATACAACTACAGTGAATACCTGCCTATAAAGCGATCGCTAGACCCAGAAGAGCGTCAGGGATTTTTTGGTGGCTACAGCCCGGCGTTTACTGGAGTGCCAGAAACGCTTGTGCGCGGCCTTTTGGAACTCACCGCAGGCGCTAAGACTGGCACCCTTAACCAGCAAGCGTTATTTGACTTGTTGCTTTGATATGCCTAATCCATATGAAAATTACGGTCTATTAGACTTTTTTAAAGACGCGCATATTTTTTCAGGCGGCCCCATGACGCGGCTGCAGCATGGCGCATATCCAGACATCATAAAAAGTGTAATCGAGCGTCAATATCCTGATATTGGGCCAAGGACAGATCGCAGTTTGCTTGATATGGCTATCAATTATGCTGGCGGTTATGACTGGGCGGCACGCAGTGGCTTAGACCCTAAAATAACTAAAGAGCAGGCACGGGCTTATCAGTACATGGATTATGGCGATCGCCCAGAAGACTCAGTGCAGGATTATTACGAAAATGTAGCCGGCATCGACGCCTTTTCTGGGCAACGAGCCTCAGACGAGGAGTTAGCGCGCATGGCAGTAGAGTACGCTAGGCAGAAGTACGCAAAACGCTGAGGTGATATAATGGCTACACCACGTAAAGGAAAGGCACGAGTAAAGACCACGGCATCTGGAAAGAAGGTCTCATACGGCCAGAAGGGCGCCAAGGTAAAGCCGGGGACAAGCAAGGGCGATTCGTACTGCGCGCGCTCAGTGGGAATCAAGAAGCGACTCCCTAAGAGCAAGCAGAACGATCCCAACACCCCTAACAACCTATCGAGAAAGCGCTGGAAGTGCTCCGGTGCTAAATCAAGGAGAAGCTAATGGCTTGTGGTAAGCGAAAGGGCAAGAAACGTGGCAAGTAAATTCAAACCATGTGCTGGCTGTCCTACCCCATCACTGTGCAAGGCGGCTGGTAAGTGCCGGGCCAAGAAGCGAGGAAAGGGCTATGCCAAGTAATAGAGGACTCTATGCAAACATTCATGCAAAGCGTAAGAGGATTAAGGCAGGCTCTGGCGAGAAAATGCGAAAGGCTGGCGATAAGGGCGCG